TATTTAAAATAATTGCAAATAAAACTATCCAAAAGAAAATACCAATTGAAAAGTAAAAATACAACACATAATTATGTACATGAGATAGCTGCAGCATTAATCACCCTTCAATAAGAGATCAACACGATCCTGGAATGATAAATCCAGAGAGGCAGGTCTAAAGCCGGAACGATTATATATTTCCTGGAACTTTGCCCGCCGATCCTCAAAAATCTCTTCTCCGTGATAAAACCACTCATGGAGAGCGCTATCCATCGCTCCAGCACATTGAACACCTGGTAAAACTGATTTGGAACGCAAACAACAGAAGAGGGATTTCATAATCGAATCCTCACTCAATACACCAACCTCATGACCTAGAGGCGCAAAAAAAGCACTCTTCCTTTTAAGAAAGTCGACCTCATTAAACGCGACATACGGATGTGTAGTATCCTGCTTATCGGGCGTGGTAAATCCAATATCCATATCTCTAAGGGTCGCTTGAACTGACTGGAATGTAAACTTAGGTGCAGTTTCAGCCACACCAGCTACTATATCATCCCCATACGTCGTGGCGGCTATATGTGCACGAAAATTATCCTTTTCCGGATGGGCGCTAAAGAAACAAACTCGAGCATAAAGAGAGTTAACGATGGAGTTTATATAGACAGTGAGATTCTGTCCTGAGGGATTAGACCCAAACAAACCTATCAAATCACCATTAAAGGCAACGATAGGGTAAGCTACATCAGCTGCAATACCACGCATAATGGTAAAGTCATCCTCTGTATATCCACCTAACATCTTTGCAATCTCAATAAGCACATTAAAAGCGGCTAACGTAAATTGCGCAGGCATACGCGTATCGTAAGATGAATAATCTCCCGCTATAAAACGCGAATCTCCAAATTTTCTAATGTGTCGCATGAGTGCATCCCATTCCCCAGAGTGCGCGTTAATACCAACGGCACATTCAGAAACGAGAGGCAATAAGGATACGACTCGGGCAACAGGCAAAAAATACTGTCGCACTAACATCTGCAGGGAAATTGGGGCAGCTTGAAAGACTCTAACTTTCTGGTTGGTCTTCTTCTTGACCTCGTCCTTAAGACAAGCCCTAAAAATTGGGTAGGCTCGTTTACCGGAAAGATATGTTTTTTTATCCTTCTCAAATTGCGTCCAAACGCTAGGGGGGAAATCAAAATTAACCATATTGTCACCCATACTCTCGGTAAGAAAGTCACTCTTAGGCTTATTAATAGGATAACCCATTGAAGTGGAAGGTTTCATTCTATCAATAAAACGAAGGCCATCAATACCGTTCACGGTAGCCGCTAATGATAGCGGACCAGTTGGAGTAGCTTCAATAATGTTCTTGATTGCATCGGGGAACGGTGCTAAATAATCTTGCGCCGCTCTCTCGAGCAAGGTCTGGGAACAACCTGGGGAAGGAGCTGCTGCTTTGAGCAAAAATTCCCTCCAAATATGGTTGCCTCTATTAAAAGCAGGAGGCCCATAAATATTTGGTGTGCCAAAGACATCAGAAATATGATCAGCTATGGGGGATTTCTCCACTTCGGAATAGTATCGCGACCTACCTTTAACGGTACCATAGACATCAAAAGAAGTAACACCTTCTCTAGGATCTATAAAATTAACCGGTGACTTTGGATCAATAGCAGTCTCAGAAACAAAGTACTGTATGGAATACTGCTCCACAGGTACATCACTAATATCCGGAACTTGCAAAGTACTACCCTGGAAGCGTCGAGCAAGTTCTTCTCGAGCTTGTATATACGCGTCCATAAGTAGCCTTGATGCTCCG